GATCTTGTTCGACGGGTGGCCAACGGTGAATTCGTCCATGCTGACCTGACCATTTTCGAACAGGCTCTTGAGAACCTTCTGAACTTCTGGGTTTTTTGCCATGTCAGCAGGGATAACAATCTCGCCTGCGGTCAGGTGGCCAACGATGGTGTCGGTTGCCCGGCCAGATTCTTCAATGTCCTCAAGAATGTCGTCCATATCGTCCATGTCATCCATGCTATTCCCCCAAAAGTCGCTCGGCCTAGACTGCTGCATTGCCGATTGACTGACCTGCAAGGATGTTGGCAGCACGACCACGGCGTTTCATCTGGCCACCAATCTGCTCCCGTGCCTGCTGGACAGCTGCTGGTGGGACTAAAGAGGCTTTGGCCACTTGCGCTGCGGGGGCTGCTGCTGGTGCTGAAGATGCGGCCTGCTCGGCTTTTTTTACCCCGGTAGCCTCAAATGCTTTTTGCACGACGTTTTGAACTGGTTTGGCTACTGCGCCCATGTCATTCTCCTGAGAGTTTGCGAGCGCCCATCGGTTTCACCGGTGTCATCTCGCCTTCGGATTCATTGGAAAGAATTGTTGCCGCACGGCCTTTGCGCCGGCGCAGCATCTTGTCTCGTTCTGCCTGGGACACACGGGCCTGGTCGATAGTCGGAGGCGGTGGTGGTGGCTCTGGCGGGGGCGGCATTGCAGGCATCTTGGGTGATAGGAATCCCATGTATCGCTCCTAAGCAAATATCTCGTAGTCGCCCTGTGCGACCCTTGGGCGATTTTCCACCCTTTTACCTGCACGGCGCAAGCCCTCACAAGCATACCTCAAGGCATCAATCACATGATTTTCCTTGTCTTCCAGTAGCGGCAGCACCGCCTGGGTCTGCTTATCCACCTTGTATGAGTACAAGGACAGCTCATCAATGGTGTGCTTACACCGTGGGTGAACAATGATCTCAAAGGATTGCAGCCACTCGATACCCTCTTCCAGGCTCTTGGGCCCCTTGACCGCAGCCATAATCCTTGGGAACCCGTGTTTCTTCACATGACTGATGGTCTCAGGCCGGGCAGAATCAGCCGTGATTGGCCATCTCTCAGACTCAGGAACCGTCATAAATAGGTCCGGGATATTCAGAATCTCACAGCCCACCATGTAAGCTTCGTAATCAATAAAGAGCTTTCTGCCCTCGATAAAGCAGCGCACCAGGACTGTTGGGTCTGATGCAAAGCCCCAGTCAGCACCGAATCTCAAGACCGCATTGACCGGTGTCTCAAACTCCTGGACCTTCCAGTTCTTAAAGACCCTGGCCTCAGAGTTTTGCAGGTATCCACCCAGCCAGACATGGGCGTATTTGTCCGGGTCCCGTCCTCGGTCGTACTCCATCTCTTCCCGAAGAACGTCAGGGAACCATGGGTTGTCCATGAAATTGACCTCAACCACCACCGAGTCAGGCGGTGGCTCTGGCCCACGAAGCAAGACATCAATGGGGTCGGTCTCAAGGCCAGGGTTCCAGGCAAACCACAGCTCGGACCCAGGCTTACGGATGGTTGGTCGTAGCAGGTCCAATGACCGCTGGCTCATAGACTGCGCCTCTTCCACGAATGCCCGGTCGTATCCCTCCAGGGATTTAATGGAGTCTGCCGTGTGATTCTGCATACCCATGAAGATGATTAGCCCCGGCCCATGCTTGGACTTGATCATCTTGTCCTGGACCTCGAAGTACCAGCCAGCATTCATCTCGCCAATCTTGTTTTCCAATAGGCGCTTGACCGACTGATTCAGAGATAGCTGGATTTCCCGGACACAGACCGAAGACTGCGCCTGGTTCATGATGTGCTCTTCGATGAGCATCTCACCAAAAAAGTGAGACTTCCCAGACCCCCGGCCACCATGCGCTCCCTTATATCGGGCAGGCTTTAAGAGGGGCAGCGCCCACCTTGGGGTCTTAATGCTTAGGGTCGACAATTTCTCGTTTGATCTCTTGGAGCTGCACTGGACCACCATCAGCGCCCGTCAGGGCTGTCTCTTGCTTGTCCGAGTAGTTGTGCTTGGTCAGCATCAGCTTGGTGATGGTGGAGTTGTATGTGCCTTCTATGCCACCTTTGAGCAAGCCCTTCTCTTGCTTTTGCATAACTCGGTCCAAAATGTCCGAAAACTCTTTGCTTTCTTTTGCCCACTCGTAAACAGTAGACCGCCTTATGTCAAGAAATACGCCAAGTCCTGCGATAGTAGGCACTAACTCGTCTATCAGATAGCCACCTTGAATGTAGTCATTGGCTTTGGCTATTAGCTCAGGTGTGAGCTTTGTTGGTCTGCCGCCTGGGTGTGTCATTTGATTACGCTCTTTCCTGAGATGGCATAGATGCAGCCGTCTGCTCCGTGGGCATATCCCAGGTTGTATCGGTTGCCGTCATCTTTCCATTCCCTCATGCTTTTTTGGTAGATACCCTCGCAGATGTTGACACATCTTTGAATGGTTTCTATTTCCACGGCCTGGGCCAAGAGAATAAGGTGGTCATCAACCAGGTCAAGGTTGACATTGCATTGCTTGGCAAGGGCTACCACCTCTGATTTCTTCATCCTGTCCCTGTCATCAACACGGCTGGCATCTGCACGGCTCGCCCACGGAAAAGCGACCGCTCGGTCAGGAGGCAAATGCCATGCGTCTTGGTTGCGGGTGATGGATTTGCACCATCGCTCTCTCGATTATGAACCGAGCGGATTACTACTTTCCCAACCCGCTACTGTAATTTCAACCTTACCGCCCAATTCTGGCGACACCTCGATCTTAATGTCAAACAATTTATCGTCAACCCCCATCGCAGCTGCTAGGGCATCCAAGCCGTACTTCATGCTGGCCACCAGGTTGTCCTGGTCCCGGTTCCTGTTGGTCGGTGGATAAAACCTCATGGTCACCTCAATCCGGTCCCCAGGTGGTTTTGCCATCCGGGCCTGCTTACACAGAATCCAGCAGTCTTCCTTGTACTGCTTTTGCCTTTTGTAGACCGCTGCCCAGTGACCCCGGTAGTTTGGGCTTAGTTCCTTTGGCGGCCAGGGTAAGGTGACTTTCATGCCAGCGCCTCAATCGTGGATGCCAGCATATCCAGCTCAGTCAGTTTTTTAATTCGCATCATAGACCGGTCTCCGTGGACCCCAGACGGGCCGGTGTGGCACGGGGGGCACATGGGTATCACCAAGAAGTTTGAGGCCCTCTGAGCCATTCCTAGGCCTTCCCTGATGTGGTGAAGCTGCACACCGTGCTCTCCACAGCAAGCACATGGCAGTTCAGCCACCATGTCCATCCATTTTTTTTCTTTCTTGCTGGCCACGTTCTCTGTTCTCCTTGCATCCCTGACAAATCCACCGGTATCTCAGACCGTTGGAAAACTTGATCTGCATCCCGCCCTTGTTGGACCGGTCCATGTTGCAGTGCGTACACCGCCTTACCCCAAAGTCCATCGCAATCGTATGCGTAATCCTGGCTAGTCGTTTTGATTCTTCACTCACCGAATTGCACCCCATGTTCAGCACCGAACGAATATACAAACTCAATTAACTCGCTCATTTCCAGCTTGGTCATTTTACGGGTAGATGTTCCCAGCACAACAAACCCGCCCTCAATGCCTGGCACGACCTCTTGCTTTTTGAGAGCTGCGGTACACATATCCTTCCAGTTTTCTGCAGACAGCTTTTGGCCATGCCACTCCACCTGGTCGGCCAGCTCGTTGAGCAAACACCACATTAGTGAATTCTGGACCATCGAGCGCTTAGGTTCCGTGATGGTAACGATGTACTCATCACCTGCCTGGCGCACGGCCTCAATGGCCCTATCCCTGCATTGGCGATTGTAGAGAATAAATTTTTGAGTCATGAGTCAATCCATATGTTGATCAATACGCATGCCACCAGTAATGCCACCAAGTACCACACGGTGAGAGCTGCATCTGCTGATGCCTGAGATTCAAGCCATAGTCTGGTTGTGTTCATCTTTATCCTCTCCTTTGAGAATTCTGATTCGCTTGTTGATGTCGAACTTCAGATGGTTTAGCACCCGGTAAATCAACGCATCGTGAACAATGTTCTCGTCGACCTCTTTGCCGTTTTCCTTTTTTTGTATACCAGGCAAATACTGATGGTGGCCAGACACAGTCACGGCCCGGACGTACTGGTCAAGATTTCTGTCTCGCATAAATGTGTAGAGCGCCTCGTACACCGGCCAACGAGCACGAATCTCCCTTGTCGCCATGTCGTTGTCTTCGCTCTTCCTGCCGTAATGGTTGCCGCAGTAGTACCGAATCTGAGAATCCTGCCGTGCAATCTCAGGACTCATAGAGCCAGCCATCGGGCATCCATAAGCAGCGCATCTCCAGCTGTGCTGTTGTGGCTGTATGGTCGTATCTACCAGCTCGCCTTTGAATCGCTTACGCTCCATGATATTTCCCCTCGATCACCTTGACAAAATTGCTGGGGCGCAACAACCACTCCAGTTCGCACTCAAAAGGACGCTTGCCATTGCCTGACGTTTTGCCCATCAGGAATTTGCTCTGCCTGACAAAGCGAAAAAGGTTTTGGAAATACTCTACCCCTTCTTCCTGGCTCTTCCAGCCTTTCTCAACAGCCACCTCTCGCCACCGTGCCTTCAGGTATCCCTGGCGGGTCTTGTTCCATACCATCACCTGTGGAAGATCTGGTAGCGTCTTGTGAAATACGTCAACAATCTCCTGGTGTGGGCAGGGAGGAATCTTGGATTCCGACTCTCTACCTTTAGGTAGAGTAATCTCTTCTCTTCTTTCCTCTTCTCTACTC